CACGTCGAATAAGGATACCGGAGTCAACTACGAGACCGGCTAGGGAGAGCGTCTGAGACTCTGTAGCGCCCATGGCGCGCACGAAGGCACCAAAACGCTCGGTCGCCTTGATAACGTCCTGTGCTGTACCCTTAACGCGCCAACCGAGCTTCGTGACCATTGACGCGACTCTGCCCATGCTCTCCGCACTTCGATCAGAAATCTGGAGCCACGTCGCCAACTTTCCAATAAACAGCGCGGCCTGTTGGTCGGTCGTATTAATCGCGCGACCAAACATGATTGCTTCTTGGGATAGTTCGATTAGGCCCTTTGCTGTTAACGAAGTAGCAAAACCCATCTTGGCAAACGCCGTAGCTGCTCGCGCTACTTCAGTTGCGCTAGTCGGCAGGGGCGCAGTAGCTTTAAGAATGGCAACTCTAAGCTCCGATACTTGGTCTGCGCTTGCGCCAGCAATGACGCCAAAGCGAACCATTTCCGATTCAAACTTTGACGCTTCCTTGACCATGCTTTTTACTGCGCCAACAAGCGCATCAGTAACTTTCTTGAATTGCTGAATCATTTCGCTAATGATGAGGCCGCCAGTTGCCATGGCGGTCTTACCCGCTAATCCGCCACCCCTGATGGACTGTGACAGTTCACCGAATGAGTTGCCTGTTAGCGCGTTGAATACTTTGAATTCTTTGCTGAGCTTAGACAGAGTTTCAGTTACTTGGTCTTCGGCGGAAAACCGCAAACCAAATGTAGCGATGCTTGCAAATGCCATAGTAACCTTCTCTCGTCTACCGCGCCGACCTCGCCTGATTTTGTTGCCGTTCCTGATGATCGTTGCATCGCTCAATCAAGGCCAAGCGATCTTTATCAGTTAGGCTTAATAGATCTTCCCATCCAAACCCCGTTAACGTCATCCCTATGAAGAACAACTGATCCATTAGAATGTCATACGGCTCTTTTCCAGCGGTAGGCCCGTAAGGGACTAACGTTGGGTCTTGAATAAAAAATCAGAGTCACTCAAATCAAGAATCGTGCTCTTTGAGCACATATCACAGTTCAGCTTAACCGTCCAGTCAGGACCGGGCATGACGTCCTTTACTGAAGATTCTAGCCACTCTATTTCTCGAATTGAAAGATTGTCGATAAACGCCAACGCGTTGATCCCCTCCTGATCTTCTCCGTTAACAGTCCACTGACGAAGAACTCGCGAGTAAAGCGCGTACGACGCCCCAAGAGGATCTGCAGTAAACTGATCCTTGATTGAATCTTGGTCGTAGCCGGTGGGGAGACGCATCTTAACAACAAGATTGAGATCAGGGTTTTCAAGCGTTACTACAGGCATCCCATCTTCGATCTCATAGTCCTTGTCCTTGACAAACTCTCTTACTTTAATCTCGTCAAGATCGAACTCAAATGAGAGTTCCTGCGAACAACGAGGACAATTCATTTGAGCAGTAACGATGTTGCCGAGCGAAATGGCTCGGAGCTTGAGAAGAAGGAAGTCTCTATCTCCAGAACAAAGACTCATGAGTAACTTATCTGTTGCCTCTACGCCAGCAATAGACTCGCAGCAACTAGCAATCATACGACTGATCGCAGTGGCAGGACTTCGCTGATTCTTTCGTGTCGTAAGAATTCGACGGGTTTTGGCCGTCATTGGTTTGAGGACAACGTCTTTCGTAACCTCAGTGCCGTTAATGACACCAAGAGGAAGACTGAACTGCTCACCCATGATACATTTCCTTTCACCACCGGTAAAAAGTTAACCATCGTCTATCCCGACACTGCCGGGGTAGCCGCCCGAGTAAACGACGTAAACGGATGCATCTGTATTCCGGAATACTTCAGCGTCAACGAATATATCCAAACTTCTGAATCGTTAGCGTTGAGATCGCCAAACTTCGCCTTAGTTGGCCACGCGTCCTTAAGAATCATCGCCATAATCGCACGCGGCTTATTCATCGGCATCGTAATTACAACTGATCTAGTTGGCAGAAGATGAGGGTTGTCTCTCGACGAAAGCTGCCTCTCCGGCTCAACCTTCTTTTCCTCCTCCTTCTCTTTGTCCTTCTTGCTTTTTGCCTCCAACCTCTGAGCGTCGGTAGAAAACAGCAGAGCTACAGTGTCATTATACCAGTTCATTACGGACAATGCTTCGTTGTATCCCGTAACGCCAAACTCAAACGTTACGTCGTCATACTTAATCCCAGTTGGAGTGTGCATCACAATCGGACTCGTTCCCTGATGCACCTCCATAGTCTCAATTTCAGAGCCTAGCCCGGATATCCCAGAAAACCCCAGCCTTACTGGAGCCATGCCACCATAGATCGCTACTCGAAACCTATTAGTCGTAATGGGGTCAATACGTTCCCCATTTACTACGGGCCACGCTTGCCCTGTAACAACGCGATTTGGGTTAGTCGACATTTAGTTACCCAATATTAAAGCTAGCGTCAAACCTTGGCATCGGCAAGATACCCAAAACATCTGCTGGCACGGTACCATGGACAATGACTTGTTCGTACACAAGCGAAAGAGTTGAGATCCAAATATCACTTGCATTAGCATCCAAGTCCGAATACTCAAGCTTGCTGGGCCAAGCATTATGAAGATTAACTGTCCATTCGGATGGACCTTCGCGGCTAATGCTGCTAATCTCAACAGTCTTGCGATAGTTCGTACTGCCGTCAGTCACCCCAGCCTGTGCTGTGGACGTGTTGCGTCGCCACTGATTCAAAAGCCACATGGCGGATGACGCTCCAACGCCGCGTTCGAGGGACACTTCCCCAGTCTTAATCAGGCCGGGGATCTTCTTCTGAACGAGGGGCTGATCACCTTCTCGATATTCAATGACCTCTGATTCCTGCGAAATTCCCGATATCTTAGAGAATCCCATATTCACCGCGCCACCGCCAAACTCTGGAATCCTTACCTGAAACTTCATTCCACGAAGCGGGTCGCGACGACCATTCACGTTAAGTACAGCGTCTACAGCCATTGTAGCCTCCTTGGCCTAGGTAGTTATTCGGACACCGCTACCGTTCCACCGATTCGAGACAGTCGAAGAACAATGAATTCTGCGGGGAACGGAGGATTATATCCTACCGACACGTTAACACGCCCCGCATTAATATCAGTTTGGGTGTTGTTCTCGCGGTCGCACTTAACGGAGTACGCCTCTTCTTCACTATCACTAGGGAAGAGCCACCCATCTTTCCAAATTCCCGACATGAAATCAGTGATTGTCGCACTGATCTGCTCCCAAAGAAGAGGGTCGATAGCCTTCTGAACATAAGTGCGAAGACCGTTTCCGAGAGACGTCTTGAGGAAGTTAGTCAGCAAGCGAACGTTCACGTAGTGCTTACCGTCCTGCGCAGTCTGAAGCGTCCTCGATCCCATCACACGAATACCCTCGCCCGGGTATGCCTTGATAACGTTGACGCCAATTGGGTTGAGAGTATCCCACTGAGGATCGCTGACGTCGTACTGCACGCCATTGATACCAGAAATTGCGATGTTCGCTGGAGGCGTGTGGGGTCCGTTGGTCCTCGCAACTGCGGAATAAATCCCCATTATGTGACCTGACGGAGGAAGATATAGATTCTGTCCATCTGCCTCGGGGTCAGCGGCCTGAACCCACGGGTAGTACAGTGCGGCATAACTCGTGTCCTTATTCAGAATGTTGAGTCTCCAGTCCCTGATTTCGGTTGGAGTATCTTTAGTTGTTGGGGCGTCACAAATGAACATGATGTCCTGACGAGTAGCGAGTTCTGCGTAATCAACGCCTCCCTGCTGAACAGTCGTGGACGTAACGCCCGGAGCGCTCAGGAAATTCATGTCGGTAACAAGATCGAAGGCACGGAATCCAGTAGCCAAAGCTTCGTTGCCAACATAGTCGGCATCCACTGGCGTGGTTCCGTCGAGACCTCCAGTAAGTACCGTGCTGATAATCGGTATCGGCATCGCCTCTACGCCCGTACTCGCGGACACTCCCTGCGTCACGTCGATCAGCAACGACTCGTTGCTGTCGCCAGACAGGCGATTCTCAACGTAGTCCTGCTTATTCGTCGCGGAATTCGAGAGGAACTCAAACGGCTGAAGCTCTTCGCCCGTATCCCAGAAGCGCAGAATAAACTCGTGTGACACAACAAGAGTGCTTGCCGGTGTTGCAAATCCCGGCGTCATGTCGGTGGAGCCGAAAATAATGTCGTTGCCGTTAACCCCAGTTACAACAATGTTGTCAACAATGGCCACGCCATCTGAAACTGACAGTTCTTGACCAACTCGAATATTGTTGGCGTTGTTTACTCGCAGCGTCGTCTGCGGCCCGCTCGGGATCGCAAGTGCCGCCTCAGTAGTAACTCGGTGCTGCGACGAAGTGGCAACTCTCGTGACGGTTACGAGAAAATTGGCGGATGGAGCCAGCGGCTCAGCCAGTATAATCTTGTTATCCGCAAGAACGATGGACTGAACGACGGCATAGTCCTGATCGGAGCCGTCATCGAGATAAATAACGTCGCCCTTAACAAACCCACTGACGTCATCCACAATAATCTCAGATAGCGGCGTTGTGATTGGAATCGCGAATGCCAGAAGCGTTTCGTACTTCGTGGTACCCGCATTCGTCAGGTTACCAAACGCCCCGACATCGAGCGTGGCAACAGTGTATGCGTCGACATCGGCACCGATATCTGCAAGATCAAGTTCAGCCTCTTTCGCGTCGTCCACCGAGTTGTTCTTCACACGAACGACATAGCAACGACTTCCGCCATTGTCAAAGAAAGCCTTGACGGCGTAGGTCAGGAAGCTATCAGAGCGGTAGCCACCGAAGCGGTTCCAGTATGTCGTAAAGCTGTCGACAAAAACAGCCGTGTTTACTGGACCTCTATCGGCTACACCAATAAAAGCGCCCGTCGATACAGGCACAGTTGGAATACCCGGAGGTGATGCAATTTCCTCAACATATACGCCGGGACGGAGCAGTTCAGCCATTGTAGGACTCCTTATCGATTAACGCTACTCGTCCGAACCACTGTTCGGCCTCTCTTCCGTCACTGACGGAGAGGTGGTCGCCACGGGCTTCTTCTCAGACTTCTTCTCAGACTTCTTCTCAGACTTCTTTACAACCTTCTTTGCGACGAGCGCTTTCTTATCCTTAAGAACGCGCACCCATTTCTTCTTAAGTGCTTTCGCCAAATCGGGGGACGCGAGTTCCTCGTCTGTTACCTCAACAATGTACCTGTCGCCAGACGCTACTCCACGCCCCGGAAGGTGCAGCGCACGGGTCGGAAGATCGTAGACCCTTAAGTTAGAAAGTAGGCTCTTGATTCTCATTCTACAATCTCCTCATCTTCGGGCGGAATCGTGGCACAAATCGGGTTAGCCCAATCAGATGGCGAAAGTGCGATAGTAATATTTCGCAAATCGGTAGGCTCCCCAAGTTGTGCTGCCCCAACGTACGAACTATCAATAACCGTAGCAGGCTGCAAGTCAGTGTACGCACGAAGATCCTTGTACCCAAGTACATTGACCTCGCTCGTCTTGACGTGCAGACCCGAACTAACTATATCATTGTCTATTAGTGGGTCATAAGTCAAGCATAAAAAATCTTCTCCAACCGCAACAGACCTAAATATGGGTTCAGGCTGAAATACTTCCGCTAAAGCATCCTGAATAGCCAAACCCTCAACTTCTGTAGCCGCTATTGCATACAGCATCATTGTAGAAGAAATTGGAATTAACGGCTCTCTTCTTCGTACTACGCCTTTGCCTACCAAAGGTTCGTAAGTAAAAAGGTTCTTAGGCGCATATCGATCCTCGACTGCTCGCGGCAGAACGACTACGATAGCAGGCACCTCAGAAACTTGAAGGTCTTCGTCTGCGGCAAGGAACGTATTGCACTTCCCGATAAAATAGGTCTCAACGGTATTTCCCGATGGGACCGTCGCGGTCAAGGCTACTGTCGTCGTCCCAGAATCGTACGAGGAATAAAGATTTGTCAGCCTTCCGGGATCGGCGGATATATCGTAGACCGCGCTCACACTTTGAATCTGCCAACTGTTAGTTAGAACCACAGATGCGCTTGCAGCACTTAACACTTGAGCGTCGATAAGATGCACGCTTGCGGTGTCGTCGATAAAGGTCTTAATGCTTCTCTTGATATCCTCGAAATAACTCCACACTGCTTCGT